CGCGGCGGCGGATCAAGTCCTCCACATCACGAAAGGGTATTACACCTACGATTTCGAGCTTGAGAGCAGCACGGAGCAGCGCTTCGAGCTGGAGAGCCGGTTCTGGGCCGTGGATGCGGACACAACGATCTGGCTGACGAACGCGGACGGCGAAAGCCCCGCGATCTATATCACGTTCCCGGAAGAAGTAACAACAAACGCAGCGGTCGAGCAGACTGACCTGACGCATTACTTTTTGCAGGGAGCGAGGAACGAGGCGCAGGAGATCCGGATGCAGGTGATCGCGACGACCAACGGGCGCGACTATCAAATCGGCGAAGGCCTGCGGCAGAAGATCCTGGAACTGACATGGTTGACAAGCCGGGAAGGAACGACGGGAATTTATACGGCGACGATCCTGCTCCATGTTGAGGACATCCCCGAAGGAGAGGAAGAAACGGCGGAGATCACGCTCCGCTATAACAACGCCTATGATGAGCTGTTCGTTCCGAAAGAGACGATCCACAACGGCGATTTTGTTCAGACGATCTCGTATCCGGTCATGGCCATGCGAACGAACGAGCCGAACATCATGCAGCTCTACCTGCGGACATCCGGCGGCACGCTTTACGTTTCGCAGCAGAACGCGAAAGCCTCGATCATGGCAAGCGGTCTGCTTGACACGAACAAGTTTACCGGAAACATCGACTGCGAGGACATCGTAACGCTGATCGACCTCGGCGGCTCGGCTCTGGAGATGCTCGGCATTACGGAGGCCGTAACGCTTGCGACGCAGACGCCTCCGGGCGTGGCGATCACGGCACAGGTCGAACTGATCGAACTCGGCGAAGGCCTGACGCTCGCGGACATCGAAGGACAGATCGACCAGCGCATCCCTGTATCGACGCTAACCTGGGACAAACAGCCGGGAGCGGCGGCAGGAACAGGCGCGGACGAGTATACATGGGACGCACTAAAACAGAGCTTTATCTGGGGAGAATAAAAGATGAGTACAAGAACGACTTATTACAACCTAACAAAGCCGGACGGAGCGGAACACGTCGACAAGGACGTCATAAACCAGAACTACGACGTGATCGACTTACAAATGCACGCTAACAGCGAAGCAGCGAGCGGAGCGATCGCGAATACCGCCGACGCTTACGACGATACAGCGACCTACACCGTCGGCGACTACTGCATTTATGCCGACACGCTCTACCGATGCACGGCAGACACAAGCGGAGCCTTTGACGCTACCAAGTGGACGCAGACCAACATTGCCGAGGCTTTCGAGCCGAAACACACATGGTCTTTGTTCGAGACCATCACGGCAGACGGGACAGAATTTCAGTATATACGAGATCTGCCCGAATATACAAGCGGAATCATGGTCGTTTGCTATTTCAAGGAGACCACGCAAAGCGCCACGCATTTTCGAACCGAAATCTCGTTTGACGGAACAAACTACACAATCTATGGCTATATAGGCAGTGCAATCACAAGCGGCGACAGATACGGAAGGATAAACATTGAGCGCGACGGAAACTTGTGGACATCATACAGCACAGACGCAAGCACGAGCGCTGGCGGTATCGCATTGGCCCGAGTAGTCAATGACGCTTGCATAGTTACAAGCGACGCCGTGCAAAAGATTAAACTGCGGACCACAAGCAGCCAAACTAACATCGAAAGTGGCTCAACATTAGAGATTTACATCAGACGATAGGAGGGGCGACATGAAGATAAAGGGAACGACAAAGATCGAACTCACCGACGTGAGGACAGGCAAAAAAGAGACGTACACGCACGAGAACGAGCTGACGGAGTTTTCGGTCGAGTACTTCCGAGAGTGCGGCGCTTTGAACTGGAATCCGCTGGGCGATATTTCGGCCTCGTATCCGCTCGACACCCTATTCGGCGGTATCATGCTTTTCAAACGCCCGATCCTGACAAACAGCGAGACGTATCCGACGCGCAAGCCGCTCTATTTGCCCGCAGGCAACGAGATGACCGCGAACGGCTGCATTGACAACCAAGCAAACAGCCAGCAGGGAGTGACGGAGCTTGGGCAGTACAACGAAGCCGAGAGCAGCGCAAGCGAGGACACGCGGACATATGTTTACGACTGGGATACGAACGAAGCGAACGGCGAAATATCCTGCATTTGCCTGACGACACGGGCAGGCGGCTATATTGGCGCAGGAAACGCCACGAGCGGAAACGTAGACCTCACCCTGCTAACGCGCTACTGGAGCGCATATCCCGGATCGACAAGCTCCGGCCGCACGATCGACGACGACACACGTCTGCGGCTTGCGGCGCTGGACATCGGAAATGCGCAGGTCGCCACGATCACCACGGACGCGGCGGCGGCATTGCAGGCCGGAAGCGTCACGGTCAACTGGTACGACGCTCCGGTATCAAAACTCAACCCGTTTGAAAATATAAACACATTCAAAGATTACAAGACGGTCGAGGGCGTCAAGATCCTGAACACACCGCGCCGGAGCGAAACGCACGCTTTTACATCCGCGAACGTATCCGCCGGGCGCGTCATGGGAGGAACGGGCTACATCCTGCTCGTTGGATCCGACAGCGGCAACATCCAAAACGGGAGCGCGGTCACAGCGCGGCAGATAAACAAGGACGGCACGGTCACGGAGTTTTCGGCGACGCTTGCAGGCATGAACGGCACGATCGTACTGACCGAAGGAACATACAAGCAGTTTATCGGCGGCGAGATCATAGACGGAGCGCTTTATCTGGCAGGCGGACAAGAAGCCGGCGGCGATACGGTGCGCGTTAAAATCGCAAGCGATGGAACGGTCACAAATCTGACGCAAGGCAGCGACTACGACCGCGTATTTATGACGCAGGAAAAACGCGTTTATCTCGGAGCCACCACAGCCACGGGCGCGCGATGGTACGATACCGATACCGGCGAGATCATGCGTGCGAACAGTGTAGGCTGGCACAATAACCCGATATACGGCGGAGGCCTCGTCGGGCTCTGGAACTGCTACGACAGTCCATGCCTCTTCGTTTGCATGGGACAGGCGACGCGCGGGGATCCGGGAGTATCACCCTTAAGCATCCTGCGGCCGCCGTGCAACTGGCTATCGACTATCAATAATCTCGATAATACCGTCACAAAGACCGGAACGCAGACCATGAAGATCTCATACACGCTGACGCTCTACCGAGCATAGGAGGCGCGCATGGAAGAAAGACGCAAAGAGCTGGAAAAGCTTATAAAGCCGGAGGACCTACCAAAAGCGCGGCCCCTGATTTCCGAATTGCTTTTCATTGAAGAACGCTTGACATTTCTGCGCCGGCTTCCGTTCCTGAAGGTGGACACGACGAATCCAACGAGGCAGAAAGCGACACCGGCGGCAAAGCAGTACAAGGAGCTTCTGCAACAGTACAACAACAGCCTGAAGCTCCTGCTCCACATCTCCGGCGATGATACAGACGCGGAGGGCGAAAGCCCGCTCCGGGCATGGCTAAAAAGCCGGAAGGAAGGCGGCGCGGATGATTTGGACACCTGACAATTCATTTTTACTCGAATACCGGGGGCGGATCGAGAGCGGCGAGATCATAGCGGGCGAGGAGATCTGGCAGGAGCTCGACAACCTCGCGGAAGACATCAAAAGCGGCGAGTACATCTACGACACGGCCGACGCGCTGCTCCGAATGGATTTCATGGAGCGCTGCATAAGGCTCACAAAGTCGCCGTTCTATGGCAAGCCGATGATACTGCTCCTTTGGCAAAAGGCCTTTACCGAGGCGCTCTATTCGTTCAAGATGCCGGACACGTTCACGGAGGACGGAAAGCCGATCGACCGCTTTAAACGGGCGCTGCTTATGATCGCGAGAAAAAACGCGAAAGCCCTCGCGCTCGATACGCGGATCCCGACACCGGACGGTGACAAGACGATCGCGGAGATAAACCCCGGGGATCTGGTCTACGGCGCAGACGGAAAGCCGACGAAGGTTCTCGCAACTTCCGAGATCTTCAGAAACCGGAAGTGCTACAGATTCACGTTCGAGGATGGAGACACGGTAATCTGCGACGCGGAGCACAAATGGTCCGTCCACACGAAAGGGATCCGCAGGATCCTCGATTACACGCCGAAGACAGGCCGGAAGCGTTTCGCGAAAGAAAAGATCGCGGAAAACATGACGGTGACGCTGCAAGCGTTTGAGATCGCAAGAGATTTCAAGCGGGAACGGCGCGACGGAAAGGGCACGGAATACAAATATCGCGTTCCGCTGCCGGGGCCCGTAGAGATGCCCGAAAAAGATCTTCCGCTCGATCCGTACGTTCTCGGGCTATGGCTCGGTGATGGATCCTCGAACGACAACCGGATGTCATTCGGCGATTTTGACATTGAGCCATTTTGCAAAACGATCAAACAAAAAGGAATCGACGTCGTAAGCGTCAAGACATTCGCGGGAAAAAAGATCGAGGTTCGGATCGGGAACCGGAGCGAAAAAAACGGACGAATGCGAAACAGCGTACGGGACGCGCTCCGAGATCTCGGCGTATTCGAGAATAAGCACATCCCGGAGATTTACCTGAACGCGAGCATCAAGCAGAGAAAAGAGCTGCTAATGGGCCTGATGGACACAGACGGAACGATCTCCAAAAGCGGCCAATGCGGATTCACGCAGAAAAGAAAGGTGATCATCGACGGATTTAGCAGGCTGTTGACCTCGCTGGGAATAAAGCACACGATCCGCCGGTTCTTCGCGAAATGCGAAGGAAAGCAGTTCGAGGCGTACAGCGTGAATTTCTTCGCGGACAAAACGAACCCGTGCTTCCGGCTCGAAAGAAAAAAAGCACGACTGAAAGAGCACCTAGCGCCGCGCATGGCATTCAAGTCGATCGTCAACGTCGAGGAAGTGGAGCCGCGCGATACGAAATGTATAAAGGTCGACAGGGAGGACGGGCTTTTCCTTTGCGGAAGTCGCAACACGGTGACGCATAACTCCGAAACCTGTTCGGCGCTCCTGAACGCGGAGTTTATCGTCGGAAACGAAGGAGCCGACATCGTATGCAGCTCAAACGACGACGCGCAGGCGTCCATCGTTTACGATTCCGCCGACATGATGCGAAAGCTCTACGACCCTGAGGATCTCGATACAAAGCGGAACCAGCGGTTCATTCTGAACAAGGAGACAAACACGAAGATCTTCAAACTCTCCGACCGCACCCGAAACAAGGAAGGCCGGAACATCGACTGGGCGATCCTCGACGAGATCCACGAGCTCCTGACCAATAACATCCCGAAGGCGATCGAGCAGAGTCAGAGCGTCAAGGACAACCCGAAGTTCATCCAAATAACGACCGAGGGATTCGTGCTTGACGGCTACCTCGACGAAGAACTCCGCAAGGCGCGGGCGATCATCCGAGGAGAAGATGACAGCGCAGCGGGCCGCCGCTTCCTTCCGTGGCTATACACGCAGGACAGCGAGGCGGAGATCTGGCAGAACCCGAGATCCTGGCAAAAGAGCAACCCGAGCCTCGGGATCATCAAAAAGGTCGATTATTTGCAGGAACAGGTCGACCTGGCGCGGCGCAGTAAGACCGACCGGCTGTTTGTATTGTCAAAGGATTTCAACCTCAAACAGAACGGCGCGCAGACCTGGCTTAATCTGGAGGATTACAGTTACCCGGCGACGTTTGACCCGGAGGACCTTCGCGGAGCTTTTTGTGTCGGACACGTCGACCTTGCGGAGACGACCGACCTTTGCTGCGCGAAAGCGATGGTCTACAGCCCGGAGACGCGGAAAAAGTACATCTTGACAAAGTACTTTATACCACAGAGCAAACTCGACCCGGACAATGATGACCACAACGCCGGAGCCAAATACTCCGAATGGGCGCGGGCCGGATACATCCAAATATGCGATGGCAACGAGATCGACCTCACGCTCTGCGCCAAGTGGTTCTATGATCTTTACAAGGAGCACGGGATCAAGCTTTACAAATGCGGCTATGACCAAAAGTTCGCGCGCGACTGGCTCAACGGGATGGACGCCTACGGATGGACGCGCGAGGCCGGAGACATCGAGATGATTATTCAGAACTCCGCGACGCTCAATAACGCCCTGAATTTGGTCGAGGCAGACTTCCGGAGCCAACTGATCAATTACAACGAAAACCCCGTAGACCGTTGGTGTTTTTCAAATGCCTGCCTCAAGGTCAACGACCAGCGGCAAGCGCTCTGCGTCAAGATGGAGAACGCGAAGAAGATCGACGGAGCGGTGACGCTTATATCACTTTACGAGGTTTTCCGCAGATACAAAAGCGACCTAATCAAATTAAACGGAGGAGGAAACAAGAATGGGGCTTTTTGATAGGCTATTCAGAAGAAAGCCGAAAGGGACAGCGTACGCGCAGAGCCTCGACGGGACCTGGCCCGCGTTCTCGCAGTTCGGGACGAATATCTTCGCGTCGGATGCCGTACAGCAAGCGATCAAGTGCATTGTCGACGAGATGAAAAAGCTGAACCCGACGCACGTCCGATACAATGGAGCGGATCCGGCGCCGGTAAAGAGCGACATCCAAACACTGCTCGATAACCCGAACGCGATCATGACGACGAGTGAGTTCATCGAAAAAATCACGTGGCTTTTGATGCTCAACTATAACGCGTTCATCGTTCCGACGTATCGGATCGACGCGAGCGGCGGCAAAAAATACGAGGCGCTCTACCCGATCAACCCGCAGAATGTATCGTTTGTCGAGGATGCCCTCGGGCGGCTTTATCTGACTTTCCGTTTTGCGAACGGATACGAGACAACAATCGCCTACGAGGACGTGATCCACGTAAAATACAACTATTCGGTGAATACCTACATGGGCGGAAACGAAGCGGGCCAGCCGGACAACCAGGCGATCCTCGAGACGCTGGAGATCAACAAAGCCCTGCTCGGAGGCGTGGCGAAGGCCATGAAAGCATCCTACGCCGTCAATGCGGTCGTCAAATACAACACGGTGATCGACGACGGAAAGACGGAGGCGGCGCTCCGGGAGCTGGAGACGAAGCTGCAACGGAACGAAAGCGGATTTCTCCCGCTCGACATGAAAGCCGACTTCATTCCGATCCCGCACACATCGGCGATCGTGGACAGCGAAACGCTCAAATTCATCGACGAAAAGGTCTTGCGGAATTTCGGCGTTCCGCTCGGCATCCTTCGCGGGGACTATACGAAAGAGCAGTACGAGGCATTTTACCAAAAGACGCTCGAACCGCTGATCGTGAGCATCTCGCAAGCATTCACTAAAAAGCTGTTCACGCAGCGAGAGCGCGATTTCGGCAATCGGATCAAGCTCTACCCGAAAGATCTGATCTTTATGACTGTATCGCAAACGCTGGAGATGATAAACATTCTGGCGCCGACCGGAGCGATGTTTGAGAACGAAAAGCGCGTCGCGCTGGGCTTGCAGCCATTGCCGGAACTGGAGGGCAAGCGTTACATGAGCCTCAACTGGATCGACGCGAATCGCGCGAACGAATATCAGGTCGGAGAAGCAGAAACACAGACAGGAGGAGAGACAAATGGAGAAAAAACCACTTGAACAGCGCGCGTATCAATTTGAGATCCGCGCGGAGCAGGACGAAGCGAAGGGAACGAAGATCACCGGTCGACCGATCGTCTTTGAAAGCAAAACGGACATCGGCGGATATTTCCAAGAAGTGATCGACGCCAGGGCGCTGGACACTACAGACCTGACAGACGTCCGCTTTTTGGTAAATCATGACTTTAGCCGGATCCCGCTCGCGAGATCGCGCAGGAACAACGGAAACAGCACCATGCTCTTAAGCAGAGATGAAGCCGGGCTCTTTATTGAAGTTTGGCTCGATACGGAAAACAACGCAGACGCGCGTGCGCTGTATAGCGCCGTATCACGCGGCGACATTTCCGGGATGAGCTTTGCGTTTTCCGTTCGCGGTGAAGAATGGGGAGACCTTGACACGGATTACCCCACGCGCCGCATTACTGACATTGAAAGCATTGTAGAGGTGAGCGCCGTAACATTCCCGGCCTACACCTCGACAAGCATAAACGCCCGAAGCAAAGAGGCGCTGGAGAGCGCCCGGGCCGCTTTGGAGAAAGCGAAAGCCGAGCAGAGGACGAACGCGCCGGAGGGCGTGGACAAGGAAGCGTTAGAGCTTCTGAAAGCAAAAATCTATTTACTCTAGGAGGTAAAAAAACATGAGAAAAGACATTCTCGCGCAGAGAGCCGAGCGTTTGACCGCTAAGAAAAGCGACCTTAAAGCTCGCGCTATGGCGTCCGAAGACGTCAACGAAGTAAGATCGCTCCAGGAGCAGATCGAGGGAATCGACGCGGACATCGCAGACACGAACGCGGAGATCGAAGCCATCGAAAAGGAGGAAAGAAGCATGGCAGTTATGAACGAAAAGCCGGTGAACGGCGAGATCGTCGGAGCATTCTCGCAGAGCGCGCAGGCGCCGGAGGGAAGAAAGGCGAATCCGACTGAAACCATGGAATACCGTGAGGCGTTCCGCGCATACGTTACCCGTGGCGTTGAAATGCGAAACGGCGACGTAAACAGCACCGCAGACACAGGCGTCCTGATCCCCATGACGATTATGAACGAGGTGATCAACACAGTCCGCAAGCGTCACGGCAACCTTTACCGCAAGGTCAAGAAGACATCCGTTCCCGGCGGCGTAAAGATCTCCGTCGGCGCTTTGCAGGCATCCTTCCGCTGGATCAACGAGAGCACCGTTAGCCCTCGCCAGAAGGTCGGATCGCTCGGCAGCATCACCTTCACTTATAATCAGTGCGAACTCCGGATCGCAACCACATGGCTCGCAAATCTGCTCACACTGTCCGCATTCGAGGCAGAGATGGGCAAGATCATCGCTGAGGCATATCTTGAGGCTATGGATCAGGCGATCGTGGCAGGCTCCGGCAACGGCGCACCGCTCGGCATCCTGAACGATGCTCGCGTAACGAACAACATCTCCATGACAGCGGCTAAGATGGGCAGCTGGAAAGATTGGCGCAAGGACTTCTTTGCAAAGCTTCCCTTGGGCTACCGCGGCGGACAGTTTATCTTTGCGAATAGCACCGTAGAGACATATCTGGCTACTATGAGCGACGATAACAACAACCCGATTTTCTCGCAGGCAACCGGCCTCGTTCTCGGCGACGGCGACGCAGCAGAGCCGGAAGGCCGTTTCTTCGGCCGCACCGTTTCTCTCGTATCTTCCGACATCCTGCCGGATTTCGACACCGCGAGCGCGAACGACGTAATCGGCATCTACTGGCAGCCGGAAGAGTATATGGTCAACGAAAACTTCGGCTTTACCATGATCCGCTACTTTGACCAGGAGACCAACGAGTGGATCGACAAGGCGCTCACCGTAGCAGACGGCAAGCTCCTGAACACCAACGGTATCTACCTCATCAAAAAAGCCACATCATGATAGACAGGAGGGTTAGACCATGACAAACGCGGAAGCATTAAGCGCTTTGTACGTTGCGCTCGGCGGCTCGGCCGACGACGTAGCGGGAAAAACAAACGCGGACATCATTGCAGCGATCGCGATCAAGGCGGGGGAAGTTAAAACCGCGGCGACCACGAAAGAGCTGCCGACAGTTACCGCGTCGAACAACGGCCAGGTCCTGACCGTCGACGGCGGAAAATGGAAGGCTAAAGCCCTTCCGGAATAAAAACCACAGGAGGATAAAAAATCATGATTAACACATCGAGAATCGTGCCGGTTACGGCCATCGACCTTTTGAGCCTTTACGGCCTCATCATTAAAGCGGGCGGCACAACTTTGACCGCTGTAAACGCAGCAAACCCCACAGGTGATTTTTCGATCACCGCAGCAGCGAACGCGCTGATCTGTTCCGAGCCCGCGAAGAAAGTGGACATCGCGGCAGCAGTAACAAGCGCGACGATCTACTTCGTACCCACATACGACTACGAGGGATTTTCCCTCGCTGGCGTGGACGTAACAACCCTCGGGGCATCCGTGGAAAAGGACGGCCGCACGCTTTACACGGCTACCCTTGCAGACAGTGCAGTAACGATCGCAAAGGTCGGATTTTAATTAAAACAAAGGAGGCGTGGGCGACATGACAGACGCGGAAATGTTGACAAGCGTTAAAAACGCGCTCGGGATCACAGGAGAATACCAGGACGCAACAATTTCAGAGTATATCGGCGAAGTCACCGGATTCTTGACGGATGCGGGCGTGAGCGCGGAGCACATCACCCCCGGGATTGTCGCTCGCGGCGTCTCCGATCTCTGGACGTACGGAGGCGGGAACGGAACACTTTCGGAGTATTTCAAAATGCGGGCCGTGCAGCTCGCGCTGAAAGGAGGCGGGACGAATGGCTGATTTTAAGCCCGCGTTCCCGTTCTCCACTCCGGCGGAGATCTTAGTACCGACATACACGACCGAGAAAGGGACGCGAAAAAAGACATACCCCGCAACGGGGATCCGCATTAATTGCTCGTTTAAGACCTTCGGAGGAACGGAAACGACGATCAACGACGTTTATGCCGTAGTCAATACGGCGACGATCGAAACGTGGTACCGGCCCGAGATCAAAGCAGACTGTCGCATCCGGATCCTGACATCCGGCGACGTTTACGAGATCATCGGAAGCCCGGAGAACATCGAGCAGCGGAATCAGTTCCTGAAGATCAAAGTCAAGGCAGTGGAAGGGGGCGCATAATATGGCCACACGGAACACGCTAAAGCTGGAAACGAAAGGACTGGAGCAGATCATCACACAGTTAGAGGGGATCGGCGGGGACGTTAAGCAAGCGGTCACGGACGCGCTGGAGCAGGCCGCGGAGACGATCGAATTCGACACCAAGGAAGCCATGCGCTACGAGAACCTGCCTGCAAAGGGTAAATTCTCGAGCGGAAAAGGCGACTATCGCCAGGGCAAGACCTACAAGACGATCATTGAAGGTTCGAAGGCCGTGTGGAACGGAACGACAGCCGAGATCGCCGTCGGATTTGATTATTCGCTGCCGGGCGCCGGCGGAATCCTGATAACCGGACGCGGAACACCTCACCAGGAACCCGTAAAGCCCCTGCAGAACATCTACAAGAAAAAGGCATACATGGCAAAGATACAGGCAGATATGGCCGAGATTGTAAACGGCTATATCACCGAAAAAATGGGAGGCTAAAGCATGGAGGACAACCTGATCGCACTTTTGGGGACATTCGGCTACCCGGTCATCCGTCAGGGCAGCCTCGCACCGTCGGAAAGCTATCCGGACACGTTTTTCACATTCTGGAACAACGACGAAAGCGAGCATAGCGCCTACGACAATGACACGACAAGCGCGGAGTATTCCTTCGACGTCAATGTTTACTCGACTTCGGCCGCTACCGCCTACAGCCTTTTAGACAGTGCGCGGGACGCATTAAAGGCAAACGGCTACATCATCACGACGCGAGCCTTTGACGTTCCGAGTGGAGAGATCACACACGCGGGGCGCGGCCTGACGGTCGCATATTTAAAAACACTATAAGGAGGACAGCAAAAATGCCTGATACATCACAGCAAATTTTTGAATTTCGCGGAGTTGACAACTTCTACTTTGCGGAAGTTTTGCAGGATGACGCAAACGGCTATTCCTGCGGCACGCCGGTACACATTCCGGTGCAGGAAGTAGGAAAGACAACCGACAGCGCATCCGAGGCGCATTATTACGACAACAAGGGCATGATCGTCGTAAACAGCGAGAGCGCTGACACGATCACCCTGACGATCGCGCCGCCTGCACTTGACAAGCTCGCGACCATGATCGGCAAGTCGTTTGACGCGGCTACGGGGATGCTCGTAGACAGCCCGCGCCAGAACAAGTACTTCGCGATCATGTATCGCACCAAGGGGACCGACGGCGGCTATCGCTACGTTTCCCGCCTCAAGGGACAGTTTAACATTCCCGAGGAAACAAACACCACAGAGGACGACGGAACGGATACGAGCAACACGCAGATCCAATTCACGGGCATCTACACGGAGCACGAGTTTACAAAGGGCGTGTTCGACGGTGAGAACTGGAGCCCTTCGGGCGTAAAGGGAATCGTCGTAGACGCGCGCTACAACCTCGCGGACGTTTCGAGCTTTTTTTCATCCGTTCAGACCCCGGACAGCGTAAACGCATCCGGCGGCCATGACGTGACCGGCGTCGGCGTCGTTCCGGCGGCCGTATCCGTCGCAGAGGGCGCAAGCGTTGAGCTGATCGCCGTCGTACTGCCAAGCACGGCAGACGATAAGAGCGTCAGCTGGACGTCGAGCGCTGACGGCGTGGCTACGGTTAGCGCGTCCGGCGTAGTTACCGGCGTCGCGGAAGGATCCGCAACGATCACCGCGACCACGACCGACGGCGGATTTACCGACACCTGCTCCGTCACAGTTACGGCAGCTCCTGGCGTCGGCTGACAAAAAAACCATATAACACCAGTTTTTTTACAACAAACCTACAACCGAATAGCGGAGGGAACACACCCTCCGCTATTTTTCCAAAATGATGGGAGGATATACAAATGGCACAAATTACGCTCAATATTTACGGCAAGGATAAAAAGACGGTCGAAAAAACCTACACGGCCGAAGGCTATGACCTCATGATGGGGACGCTGGAGGATTTCGTCCAAATCATCGACATTGACAAGGCGGCAAATGAGGCCGACGTCGCAAAAATGATAATGGGAGCATACGGGCAGATCAAGCTCTTGATCCGTGACGTTTTCGGAAACGGCCCGACGGAGGAAGAATGGCGCAGCGTTAAATTCAACGACGTGATCGCGACGGTAATGCAGATCGCGACGGCCGTGCTTGATAATCTCAAGTTGGTAAACCGGGGAAACGCGCCGAGGGCGTAGAGGATAATACGCCCATATACGAGATTTTTTTCGAGATGGAAGTAATGCTTTGTGATCGTTTCCCGGCATACACGCCGACCAGCGTGCGCCGGGAGAAGGCAAGCGAAGTTTTTAAGTTAATAGAGCGGCTGAACAAGTACAACCGCAGGAAGAAAAAGAACACGACCAAGGACGGCAAGCGGATCATTCGGAGGCCCGCGAGCGACACATGGTTTTAAATCAAGAGAGGAGGAAAAGGCATGGCCGGGAGCACGACGAATACCAGCACGACCAAATTTAAGGTCGACATCTCCGACCTCAAAAAAGGCATACAGGAGGCCAATCGGCAGATAAGGCTCGCAAACGCGGAGTTCAAGGCGGCAGCGTCCGCGATGGATTTCGCGGCGGACAGCGCCGACGGCATACAGCGCAAGCTGGAGCAGCTCGGAAAGGTCTACGACGCGCAAAAGAGCATCCTGGAGGCTTACAAGAAACAGCTCGCCGCGATCATAGCGGAGCAAGGCGAATCGAGCGCCGCCGCGGATGATATGCGGATCAAGATTGCAAACCAGCAGGCGACCGTAAACAAGACCGCCGGAGAAATGGCCAAATACCAAAAGAGCCTCGACGCCGCTGTAAACGGCATGGAAAGCGGTGAAAAGGCTGCGGACGGCCTCGGGGACAGCGTAAAGGGCGCGGGCAAGGACGCGGACGACGCGAGCGGAAAATTCACCGTTATGAAGGGTGTTCTCGCGGATCTCGCGGCAAGTGCGATCAAGAGTGTCGTTTCGGGTCTCAAGGACATCGGAAAGGCGGCAATGGACGCCTGGAAAGATTTTGACAATGGCGTGGACACGATCATTCAGAAGACTGGAGCAACTGGCGAGCAGATCGACGCGCTGGAGCAGTCGTTTATCAATGTGTCTAAAACCGTTCTCGCGGACAGCGGCGACATCGGGAGCGCGATCGGAGAGATCAACACGAGATTCGGAGCGACAGGCAAAGAACTCGAAGACCTGACCGCGCTTTTTCTCAAGTTTTCGCAAATCAACGACACGGACGTAACCGGGAGCGTGGAAGACGTGCAGAAGGCCCTCGCAGCGTACGGCCTCGACGCGTCGAACGCAGAGGCTCTGCTCGATCAACTGACTTCCACATCGCAAAAGACAGGTGCGTCCACGGATAGCATCGCAAAGGGAATCACGACAAACGCGGCAGCATTCAAGGAGATGGGGCTTTCGATTGAGCAATCCGTTGCCCTGATGGGACAGCTCGAAAAATCTGGCGCAAACTCTGAGACGGTGCTCACTGGCATGCGAAAGGCGCTCATGAACAGTGCCAAAAGCGGTAAGGACATCAACACGGCGCTCTCGGAGCTGCAAAAGACGATTGATTCCTCCGCGAACAGCACGGACGGGCTCGCCGCGGCTTACGAGACATTCGGGAGGTCCGGCGATCAGATCTACAACGCGATCAAAAACGGAACGATCAACTTCGAGGCGCTGACCGAAGCAGCGGACGACGCTGGCGGCATTGTATCGAGAACATTTGAGGATATGCAGGACGCGCCGGACAAGCTCGCGCTTGCGATGAAGGGCCTCAAGACAGA